GAAAGAGGGCATGGCCGACTGGCTGGCCAACTTCGACGCCTATACCTCAGACCTCCCCCTCTCATGGCTCGACCCGATCCGCGACCGGCTGCACCTGCGGCGGGATGAACTGTTCGGCAAGGGCCAGCCCGAGGACGACATGGACGCGGCCTTCTCCGGTGCGGTGGGGAGGGCGGCATGATGGCCAGCCAAACTGATTACGCCGCGCTCATAGCCTACGGGTTCAGCCCGGCCAAGGCAGGCGAGATCCTTCTTGATGTAAAGCGCGGCGACTGGTTTGCGGCGCGAGTGTTGGAACATGCTCGCGCTGGCATTGAGCCCGAAAAGGCGGCGGACAAATGAGCCGAGCCCTCGTCATCATCACCCGCGCCACAGACCGGGAGCGCGTCATCTCATGGGCGCGTCAGGCCCCCTGGGGAACCCGCGTCACCTTCCAAGAGGCTAAGCGCACCACGGACCAGAACGCGCGGATGTGGGCGATGCTCACGGACGTCGCCCGTCAGGTGAAGTGGCACGGACAGAAGCTGACGGCCGACGATTGGAAGCTGATCTTTATGGCCGCGCTGAAACAGGAAATGCGCATCGTCCCGAACCTCGACAGCACCGGCTTCGTCCAGCTTGGCCGCTCCTCGTCCAGCCTGTCGGTCGGTGAGATGGCCGACCTGATGGACCTCATCGACGCCTTTGCCGCTCGGCAGGGCGTGACGTTTGCAGCGCCGGCGCAGGAGCAGGTGGCAGCATGACCTTCCGTGTTGGCGGTCGTGGCCACAGAACCCTTGACGCCCTCGCCTCCGGCCCGCAGGCCCACGCGGACCTTGTGGATCTGATCGCCCGCAGTGATGACCCCCGCGACCAGCGGACGGCGCATTTCCTGATCTTGGCGCTGAAGGACCACGGCTTCACCGCCGAGCGGGATTGCATCACCCGCATCACCGCCAAGGGCTTTGACGCCTTGGCCGACCTCGACGCGGGCATCCCGGCCTACAGCGAGGAACCGACGCCTCGGGTCACTTACTGCCGGAGGGTCGCATGACCCCCGCCGACAAACGCGACACCCTCGCCCGCTTGCGGGAAGCCATCGGCCAAATCCGGCCGGAGAAAACGCCGCGCAGGGGCTTTACGCCCTCACAGCGCAGGAAGGTGGCCGAGGACTGGTCCGGGGCCTGTAGCGCCTGCGAAACGGCCCTGACAGGGGCATGGCACATTGACCACGTAATCCCCCTGGCTTTGTCAGGCCGGCATGAGCCGGGGAACTGGGTCCCGATCTGCATCGACTGCCACAAGGCGAAGACGCGGGGTGACGTGAAGACCATCGCCAAGACCGAACGCATCATCCGCCGCGAGACGGAGGGGCCAAAACCGTCCCGCCTCAAGAGCCGCGGCTTCACATCATCTCGCCGCTTCGACGGCACAGTCCGAAGGCTCGACGCATGACCTACCTCACCATCACCCCATCCGCCCGCGCTCTATCTGACACCCTCGCCTCAGAGGCCGCGCTGATACGCCGGGCCTGCGGAAATTGGGCCACGCCCGAGGCCCTGGCATCCGCCGAACGCGCCGCCGACCGGATGCGAGCCCAACTCGCCGCCATGAAGGTTGAGATCACCAAAGCCCGGAGGGCCGCATGATCTACGGCTCCGTGTGCAGCGGCATCGAGGCCGCGTCTGCCGCTTGGCACCCGCTCGGCTGGACGCCCTCATTCTTTTCCGAGATTGACGCCTTCCCCCGCGCCGTCCTGGCGCACCGCTTCCCAGAGGTGCCCCTACATGGCGACTTCACGACGATCCAGGACGGCGACTACCGGCCAATTGACCTTCTGGTCGGCGGAACCCCCTGTCAGTCCTTCAGCATCGCAGGCCTCCGAGGCGGATTGGATGACGACCGCGGTAACCTGGCCCTCGAATATCTTAGGCTGGCTGACCGACTGCGGCCCCGGTGGCTGGTTTGGGAGAACGTCCCCGGCGTCTTGTCATCCAACGGAGGACGGGACTTTGGTTCCATACTCGGGGGCATGGTCCAGCTCGGGTATGGGTTCGCCTATCGAGTTCTTGACGCTCAGTTCTTTGGAGTGGCCCAGCGACGCCGCCGTGTCTTCGTTGTCGGACACCTTGGAGACTGGCGCCCTGCCGCGGCGGTACTTTTTGAGCGGCAAAGCCTGCGCGGGGATGCTCCGCCGAGCCGAACGGCGGGGAAAGGCACTTCCGCCGATGTTGCACCAAGCCTTGTCGCAAGTGGCCGGGGCGTCGAGCGAACCGGAGACACCCGAGGACAGGACCCCTTAGTGGCGGTCGCCTTTGGCGGGAACAACACGGCTGGCGCAATCGACGTTGCGACGGCCAGGGTGGCGTGTAACAGCCCGCACGGCCGACTGGATTTCGAGAGCGAGACGTTTCTGGTTGAGCCCGTCGCCTTCTCAATCATGTCGATGAACAGCGGCAAGGACTACAAGGCCCGCGAGACGGATATCGCCCAGCTCGTGATGACGTCCCCGGTCGGGGGCAATCAGGGCGGGGACTATGTCGTCCAGCCCTTTGCCATCCAAGAACGCGCCATCTGCGAAAACCCGAACGCAGGCCCAGATGGGGCGGGGTTCAGAGCGGATGGTGCCGCTTACACGCTGGAGGCCCGAACGGTCCCGCAGGCCGTGGCTTTTGACCTTGCCCAGATCACCAGCGCCGCCAACCGGACGCGGGTTGAGCCTGAGCTCCCGGCCTCCACGCTCTCAAAGGAAAGCCGGATGCACGTGGCCCTCTGCGCGACGGGCGAGGTCTTCCACACGCTGCGGGCAGATGGCCACGACGGGAGCGAAGACGGCTCGGGGCAAGGTAGTGGAGCGGTTGTGATCGGCACTCCGCTTTACGAGTGCAAGGCGTGCGGGGAGTCGTTTGCGGACCCTTACGCCACCGGCGTCGGCGGTCTTGCCCCTGCGGAGTGCCCGCGTTGCGGTGAGGAGCGCGGTGTGGTGCAGGCGTTTGACTGGCAATCCGGCGGGGATTGCCGAGGGCTGGACCCCCAGGACACGGCGCAACTTCAACGCTGCCAGACCCCGGCGGTTGTCGGCCCGCACCTCCAAGTCCGCCGCCTGACCCCGACCGAGTGCGAGCGCCTACAGGGCTTCCCGGACGGCTGGACCGCTATCCCCTACCGCGGCAAGCCCGCCTCAGACGGCCCGCGATACAAGGCCCTGGGGAACAGCATGGCCGTGCCGGTCATGGCCTGGATCGGTCGCCGGATCGCCGCCGTTGAAAACCTCCACCTGAACCAGAGGGTCGCATGACCGCCGACATCATCCAACGCCTAGCCCGCGAACGCGCCATCCAGCGCCTGTCGCCTGCTCAGGCCAACGTCCTCAGCCGACCCATCCGCGCCGGGGAACTGGACGACACCGACCGCGTGGCCAGCATCATCCAGGACATCGAGGCCGGGTTTGTGCTGGCCGAATTGACCTTGGAGGAAGCCCGCACCTTTCGCCCGAGCGGTGCTGAAGGCGTGGCCGGGGTCGGTGATCGGGAAACCGCAAAGGAGACTGCACGATGATCGGCAACGACACCATAGCCAGCCTCGCCGTTAATTCATGGATTAACGGGCGAGTGGTCTGGCCAGAGGCCTACCTGAGCGGGGCCAACCTGCGCGGGGCCAACCTGCGCGGGGCCTACCTGAGCGAGGCCTACCTGAGCGGTGTCGAGATCGCGGTGGGTAATCGCACGTTCAGGCTAACAGACGGGGCTGCACAATGAGCAATCCAGACAAGGCCCTGCTGTGGGTGGGGAAATATTGGGCAACCATCTGCGATGAGGACGGCTTTCCGGATGGGGCATGGGCTACGAAAAGGAGACTGACCAGTGAATCCTAGCTGGCTTTTCCTCCACTTCGTTGACGCCCTCCGCGAACCGTCCCGACGACCTGAGCGCGACACCTACTGCCCGCTGTGGCTGGCGGTTTTCTTGGGCGCGTGGGGGCTGGGCTTCCTGATAACCATACTGATCGGAGCGTGGCCGTGAACTACCCACCCGAACTGCAAGCCTACTACGACGCTCGCGACGCGCTGATGGACGCCGAGCGTTGGGGGTACGAAGCAACGTGGTCCACCTATTACGGCGACTACAAGATTGCCCGATACAGCGCCGTGAAGGCTGGCTATCTGCCCGAGACGCCGGAGTTTGAATGACCGCCTTCTCCGTCCGCACCATCACCGATGCCGAGGCGGCTGACAGGCTGGGCTATTCCCTCCGCGCCCTTCGGCCTGTGATCGACCGGCACGGATTGTGCTTGCGTCTCGGTCGCCGGCGGCGTCTGACTGAGGCCCATTTCCTCGCCCTACAGACCGCCCTCGCTTCACCGTGCCGCTCCAGCTCTACCGCCGCCCGACCGGGATCTACCACATACGCGGGGTCGTGCAGGGACGGCGCGTTGATCGAAGCTCTCAGACTCGCGTCCGAGCCGAGGCAGAGGCCATCCGCGCCAACCTCGAAGCCGACCTGTTCCGCCGGGCCCTCTATGGTGACGCCTCCGTCGCAACCTTCGCAGAGGCAGCCATCGGCTACATGAAGGCAGGCGGCGAGCGCGACCACCTTCCCGCCCTGCTCCATGCCTTCGGATCAACCCGCCTGGTCGAGATCAACCAGACCACCCTCGACGACTACGCCGCGACCCGAGACGTTGCCGCCTCGACCCTGATCCGCCAGGTCTATACCCCCGCCCTCGCCGTGCTGAACTTTGCCGCGCAGCAGGGGCTCTGCAATCGGCCGGCGATCCGCAAGCCCAAGGTCCGCACCACCCGGACGGACTACCTCACCCCCGATCAGGTTGAGGCCTGGCTTGTCCACCTTCCCCCGCACCTGTCCCGCCTCGTCACCTTCCTCGCCGGGACGGGATGCCGGATCACCGAGGCCCTGACCCTGCAATGGGAGGACGTAAGCCCCGAGGCTGAGCGGGTCGTCTTCTGGCGCACCAAGGGCGACTATCCCCGAGGCGTTGACCTCCCCCGGCGGGCGCGGGATGCCCTTCCCGAGAGGGCTCTCGGCCCGGTGTTCCTCAACAGCCGGGGAGAGGCCTGGCATGGCTATGACGCCATCAACCTCATGCTCCGGCGCCATAGGGAGAACTTGCCCGAACTGGCCCCGGCGCATTGCCACCTGTTCCGCCACACCTGGGCAACGTGGGCCTATGCCTGCACCCGAGACTTGACTTTCGTCGCGGCCTCTGGCGGTTGGCGCTCACTCGGGCTTCTGGGGCGTTACACACACGCCGCATCGCCCGATCTGGCCCGCGCCGTCCTGGGCAAAGGCTGGGAGTATTCTGGGAGGGAGATTTATGGGCGAGGAGCCAAAACCCCGCCAAAGCCCCGAAAACCTGGGGTTTCGCCGCCGTAGCTCAGTGGTAGAGCGCATCCTTGGTAAGATTGCGCTCGGCTCGGCAGACTGGCTGAAAACGTCAACAATTCAAATGTGTAACGAGAAACACCGGCCCGCGAAATGTGCGGAAAATGCCGGGACGTTCCGTGAACATGGAACCCGGCGTGGGAGATACGTGGGAGGTATCAGGCGGCGCTTTTGCCCACTTCCCACTTGCCCCGCCGCCAGGTCAGATACTCCGCCATCTCCTCCAGGTTGAAGAACGGCTTGATGAACCGGGTCGGGTCGTCGGCGTGGTCCGGGTTGATGACGGCGCCCATGCTGCGAGCCCAGTTCGTATCCTGAAAGCCCTTCTCGGCAGCGTAGTGGTCGAAGTCCTTATACGTGCCCAGCCGGAAGCCGTGGCACAGCCGGCGCGGGTCGTTGTGGAAGACGGGGATGTAGCCCGACGAGTGCCGATGCCCGCACATGAGGATGTGGTCGCGGAAGCCAAACAGGGTCTCGCGGACAAGCGCATGGGCCGGGTTGAACTGCGATCCGCCGGGGAAGTCGTGGCGAACGTGCATCAACACCTCAGCACCGGACGGCAGGGCAAGGCGCAACCGTGATGAGCCCATCTCACGAATGCCGGGCAGCTTCATGAGCCGGTGGATAACCTCGGCAGGGTCGCCCTTCTCCGTATTCCAGAGGTCGTGATTGCCCTCTTTGTCCAGAAGCCAGGGCAGGGCCGTCATGAGCCATTCAATCAGCTTCAGGGCCTGCTTCGACGTCACCTCCTGATCGGCGTAGAGCTTCATCAGGCGACCCACCCAGTTGTTGGTCGAGTCCCCGATGTTGACCGCCATGATGCCGGGCGTGTCGCGGCAGATGCGAACGTCCCGCTCAAGGTCGCCCCAAGCGCAGCCGGGGTCGTCGATGTGCGGATCCCCGAACCCTGCAATGGCAATCGGCCCGTCCATATGAACGCGCACCTGACGCAGCTTGGCGGCTTGGTGGTGTTCGCTGCGCTTGCGGTGTTGCTCGGCCAGCTTGGCGATCAGGTCCGCCGCTTCAGGCTCGCCGTCCGAGGGCAGGCTGTCCACCGTGAAGATGGGCTTTGCCTTGGGAGGGCGGTAGGCGTTCTGGTTGGGCTCGATGCCGTAGACCTCCTTCGCCCGCTTCAGCCGGGAGCGAACGGTCATGGCGGGCATCACTTCCCGCTCGGCATAGATGAAGACCGCGCCGGGGTTGACGTGGTCGCCGGGGACGCCGGGGTAAGGATGCCCCTCGCCCATCACTTCTTCGATGGCTGAGATGAGGTCGTCGGCGGCTTCGCGTGTTATGGAAGGCGGGGCCATATGGCCTCCTGGTGTTATATTTCAGGGGGTCTTTCGGCAGGGCTCCAAAGCGGCCTCGAGGGCCTTGAGACGGGCATCGCGCAGGGGCCAGCCAGCCGCCAACAGCCGCACAAACTCGGCTTGGTCGGGGGCTTGGCGCAGGGCCTCGCGGGTGTCGGGATAGGTCGGGGGCTTGGGAAAATCGGCCGAGACGCACGGCACCGGGACCGGCACCTTGATCTCGATGACCTGGCCATCGTGAGCGCAGCCGGCGAGCAGCAGGCAGGGCAGAAGCAACAGCCTCATGGCACCACCTCACCGAACTGGCGCCGCACATCCTCGGCCCGCTCACAGGCGGTCTTGCCCTTCAACCGAGCGTTCAGCAGGGCATCGGCCTGGCGTCGGGCGGATGCCGCTACAGCTCGCGCCTCGGATGCGGCCTTGTCGGCTTGCGCCAGCTTCTGCACGGACGCAGCGACCAGAGCATCCACCGCAGCCTTCTGGCGGGTCAGGGCAGCCTCGCAAGTGTCGGCGCGAGCCTTCTGTCCCGCGAGGGCGGAACGGGCCTCAGTGGCGCTCTTTTGGGCCTCTGTGAGCGCGTCCTTCAACCGGCCTACGCGCACGGTCTGGACAACGGAAAGGGCCAGCAGGAGGGCCATGCCCCCGGCTAGCCAGACGCGGGGGGACAACCACCACATTCAGGCCTCATTCACGCTGATGGACTTGGGATCGGGAAAGCCGACGACGCGGATAGTCTTCGGCGGAAGGCTCGCCTTCGGAGGCCAGCGCACGGCCACGCATCGGGCCTTGGCGATCCACGCATAGTTGACCGCGTCGCCCTGGTTCCCACCAAGCACGCGATAGGCCGTAGCCGTCTCCCCGGCATAGAAGCCGACATGGCCTCCACCGGGCCGCTCGAACACCAGCACCGCGCCGAGGGTCGGTTCCACCGGCAGGCCCCAGGTTGCCCAGGCGCTTGCCCTCACGGAGATGTCGGGCGGGGTCTGGCCAGCCGCGGTCATGCAGTAGGCCACGAACAGCCCGCACCACGGCACCGCGTCATCGGTGTAGGCGATGCCCAGCTTGCGCCCGACCTTCCCCGCCCATGTCAGGATCGTGGGGTTGGACTTAGGGCCGGGGAGTTCCTTCACGCCGATCTGCGCTTTTGCAACGCCCATCCAGAGGGGAGTGTCACTCATGGGGCGGCTCCTTTGGCGGTTCGGTTGGATTGGTGCCCCAGACCATCGCCATCACGCCGCCGCCGAGCCCGCCGTACATCAGGCCCAGAGCGGCAAAATCGAGGGGCTGGCCGTTGACGAGGGCGGCGATAGGCAGGGCTAGGCCGCTGGCCAACATCGGCAGGGAGTAGATGCGACCGATGGCCCAGGTCTTTCCGTCCAGCCCGGTGAACAGGTCGCGGATCAGCTTCATCATTTCAGGAGCTCACCGAGGCGTTCCCCGAGCAGCCACCACAGGACCGCACCGAGAACCGTTGCCGCGGCGATTGCCCCCGTCGCGGTCTTCACCCACCCGTCCCAAGTGGCGAACCGGCGCTGCACATCGCGCTCCAGGCGCATGAGCCGGCCCACAATCCCGGTGCCTACGGGCTGGCCGTACTCGTCCTGACTTTCGGTCCCGATCGCTGCCGTGAGCGTTGTCAGGAGCGCCGTAATCTCCGCCGAGGCCTGAAGGGCTTGGGCCGATTGCAGGCAGGAGTCCTCCACCAGCTTGTAGATCTCCTCATGCGTCCGGCCCTCCGGCTGGTTCACGGCACGGGCGCGCCTCTGCGGCGGGGTTTCCGGCATGGCAGGCTCCGTGGTAGGTAGGGGGATGGATGAGAAAGAACCCGAGGTGGTTCACCTCGAATGGGAGCGGGTTCAGGACCCGACGCGCGAGCCGCCGCCGGAGGTGGTCGTTGCCGAGCCGGAGCCGCCAAAGCCACACATTTTGCCGAGGTGGGATGACCCCAACCCGTTCCGCGCAGATGCTCCCCGCCTTGGCTGCGTTGGCGAGTTTCTGTCGCTTCTGGCGTTCCTGCTTATCGCCTTTGCAGTGACGCGGCTCGTGGGGGCGGTGCGGTAAAGGCGAACGGATTGGGCGCCCGAGAGCCGGGGAAGATTGGCGGCTTCACGTTCACCGGGTTGGCCTGAAGGTAGTCAGCCAGTTCCTGCGGGCTCATCATGTAGTTTCGGCCGATGGCGTCCCGCGCCGAAGCCTGGCCGGGCTGGGTCGCGGCGGAATAGGCCCGGTTGATAAGCGCCTCCCCGCCGGCCTTCACGCTCTGCACGGGGTTCATCACCATCCGGCCTAGGTTGAGCGGTCCACCGCCAACGCTCTGCGCCAGTTCCTCGCCGCCGGCCAGCATGTCGGCCGTGATCGATCCCGCCGCCGGGCCGTAACGGTTCTCAAAAACCGCCTTCTGCGCTTCGCGCTCCAAGGTTGAGATCAGGGACTGCGCATCCCGATCCCCAAAGATCAGGCGCATCTTTTCTTGCACCCGAGGGGCCTTGAACATGCGCGGGTCTAGCTTGCCGTTTTGGGCGCTGTCGAACATCTGGTTGGCAATGCCCGCCTTGAACGCAGACTTCTCCGCACCGCTCAGCGCGGCAATATTTTCGGCAAACTGCTGTTCCGTCACGTTGGGATTTAGGAACTGCTTTTGACTGCGAAAGAAGGCGTCTTGCGCGCCGAGATAGTCACTCGACACTTTCAGGGCCTTCCCATAAGCCGGGCTCGCAGAGATCAACTCCCGTCGCAGATCCCTCAGCGTGTCCTGAATTGCCCCGACCTCACCAGTGTTGGGCAGGCGTCGAGTATTAGGGTCTCGATAGCCTTCGAGCACATCATCTAAGCCGCGCTTCACGTAGTCCCACGTCTTTGCGGTTGGCAGGCTTGTGAAGACAGGGTCGCTGACAGGCTCAGGGCGCAGGCCGTAATCTGACTCCATAGGGGCATCCTCGCCCGTGTAGCCGTAGTAAGCTGCCTCGTCCGCCGCATTGCGTGCCGCGAACCGATCCGCCGCGCCCTGATCCGCCGCCCTGGCGTATGTCGGCTGCCCGCGCAATTCGCGGTCGACAGCGTCAAACAGTTCATTGATGTCGGGCCGTTCCTGCCGGCCAGGGAAATAGCCAAGCTCCCACGCCTTCAACGCTGCATCATCAGCGCTCACCTTGCCGATGACGGGCCGCTGATACGCCTTGCCCTTGTGCCACGACCCGGCACCCATTGCCGCCAAGTCTCCGCCAACGTCGGCAACGCCGCCATTGTCCGCCAAGAACTTGACCAGCGACGGGCCTTGACTTGGCGCCTGCGACGGGCCGCGAATTGCCCTTTGCACGGCAGATTGCGCGTCACCTACATCGGCCGGATTGGTGACCGCCCAATCGTTCATGTTGTCCATGAAGACCAAGCCAAGGGCTTCAGGGTTTTCCCCTTTTTCCGCCGCCAGCTTATAGGCCTTGTTCATGGCCTGCTTCAGACTTGGCCTTCCCATCAGGCGATTGAGGACCGAGCTGTCAATTGGCCCGGCTTGGTAAGCAGCATCGTAAAGCGGGGCTGCTTCTTCCCGACCCTTTTTCACAACAGACTGAATAGCGCCCATGGCGTCATCAGGCGCAACCCCGGTGGCCCGAGCAAACTCTTGCTTTAGAAGTTCAGGCCGGCCGGCGCGGCGCTCTGCAATCTTGGCCGCCAGTTTGTCGCCGGTCTGGCCTTCCATGCGAGCCAGGGCGCCAAGCTGGCGTTGCCCGGTGCGGCCGAGAGCTTCCGCCGCCGTGATGCTATCCGGGGCATTTCGCAGATCATCCAGCGACAGCCCCGAGGTCTGAAGGTTCCGGGAGATATGGCGCAGGGCAATCTGTTCTGGCGTGGACAGGTTAGAAACGGCGTCAGGGGCGGTGCCACGCATCCGGGTTGCCAAGTTGCCCGCCAGATCATCGACGGCCGGCACGGCGCGCCCTACGCCCTCCACCATCGGAGCGCCGCGCCGCATGAGGTCTTGGACAATAGGGGCGGCGCGCTGCAAAGCGTTGCCACCTATTGCGGCGGCATAGGGTAGGCCGGCACCTATGGCGGCGTTCATCACAGCCCCCGTTCCGGCGCTATTCAGCCGGTCGCCTTCTTCACCCGCGAGGAACCCGCCCACGTAGCCCTGACCCGCACCGACAGCGCCAGTGCGAAGGGCGGTCTGCATGAGGTTAGGAGCCGCCTTGATGAAACCGCCAGCCGCAGGGATTGGCAGGGCAAGGGACGCGGCCCCACCCGTCAGGTCCGCCGCCATCGCCAGCCCTGGACGTTCGGTCTGGATCTTGGCGCGCTCCCGCGATTGCGCGCGCTGCGATTGGCTGAACGCCTGCTTCACCGGCTGACCGCGGCGAGCGGCAGCGACGGCCGGAACGGCAGACACCACCTCATCCGCGGCGTTCAGGGTGATCGGCTGCACCGCCCGTTGCGTGAAGTCCCGCACGGTGTTCGGGCCCATGACCTTGTCGATCGTCGGGCCGACAATGGCTTGAAGCGCAGGGTTCCCGAGCCCGACAATGTCCCGGCCTAGCCTGCCGAAAAGGGCCTGGCTGAACGATTGATCGCCCTTCCCGCCCTTGGCGGTCCCACCCGCGTCTGGATACTGCCGCATGACCTCGGCTCGCACCTGTGCATCTGAGGCCCCTGCCGGGCCTTGGATGCTGTAGGTCCGCCCGTCTGGCGCCTTGATGCTGTAGGTGGGCAATGGCCCCTCCTCTTAATCGGTGCGGGTAGCCTTGCCCCAGCCGGTGTTGGCGGCCGGCGGGGCGGCTATCGGGGGAGCCTTCTTCTGGCCGCCTGCGGAACGGCCGGCCCACCAGGTCTCAAACGCGGCATCAGCGCCCGCTAGGCTGCCCGTGGTCTGCGTCCACTTCTCGGCCCACGCCGCTCGCGCTGCGGTTTTGCTGGCGTCCTGCTTGAGGCCTTTCGTGACCTCGGCATTTGAACCGCCCCAGTTTGTGACCTTGGGGAACGACGCCATATAGAGCGCCATGTCTTTGTCCGACGTCGTCCCCGATCCGGGAGCGCGCATGGACGGAGCCGCCCGCGAGGCAATGGCCTGCATGGCCTGAAGGTTGGCCGAGGTCTTGCTTGGCAGCAGTTCGCCAAGCCCGAAGGAGCGGGCCGGGCCGGTGCCGGTCTGCCGGTTCAGGTTCATGAACTGATCGGCCATAGTGGCGAAGTTCTGCGACCGCGTTGCCGCGCCGCGCATGTCCGCTATTGCCGAAGCGTCTTGGGAACCGACCTTCTGAACCGGCCGCCAGTTGGCTTCCTGGCCGGGGTCGCCCCCGACGAAGATATAGCCGTCCTCAACGGTTCCGGGGCGTGGAGCCTGCATCGTTAGGGCCTCCCTTTGTATCGGTCAGAAGGATGCGATTTGACGGGGGCGGCGCCCGGCGCGGGAGCGGGAGCCCTGCCCGCCGGCGGCTTCGTGGCGCGGATCATTGCAGCCCGGCCCCCTGCCCGGCGTTGCTCGGCAAGGGCGCCTTGAGCGTCGATCTGCCGTTGCGCCAGGGCTCCGGCGTAGGGGTCGGAGTAGACCTCGTTTGCCTGCCCGGTCTCGGGATCTACGGCCACCACGCCGGAGCGGGTGTTGAAGTAGGACGGCTTTGGTCCCCGGCCCATTTCTTGGATGGCCTTCATGTCTGCCGGGCTTCCACCCATGGCGAGGAAGTTGGCCATCGCGGATTGCGTGTTGGGGTCGCCCATGTCGAAGCCCTGCTGATAGCGGGGGTCCTGGCGCTGCATGGGAGCCATGCCCATTCGGGCGCCGGTCTCGTTCGCCCCGCCGATCAGGTCATTGACGCCTGCCGTTTCCATGTCCGGGCCACGGTAGGAGCCCATCAAGTCGGCATAGGCCTGCCGTTGCTGCTGTTGTTGGGCCAGCTTTTGGTCCCGCGCACGTTGCGCCATGACGTAGCCGTAGGGGTCGCCGGGGATGAGGCCCGAGGCCGTCCGCATGAGCGCCTGGCCAACGTCGCCGGCGAGGAAGTTGCGGGCCTTTTCGCCCGTCTTGCCGAAAAGAGGCATGTGTGAGGCTCCGGCCTAAATGACTTTTGAGGCGTTGCTGGCGTTCGCGCCGAGGATGGCGGTGTAGGTCCCCCAGGGGTCATACGTCTTCGACGTCCCCGAGCCCGTCCCCGTTGAGGTCTGACCGTTCAGGAGGTTCAAGGGCAGGCCGCCGTACATCCGGGAGATACGCTCCAGCACGTCGAGCGGAGCGCCCTGTAGCGCCTGCTGTATGGCCCTCTGGTCCCCGCCAAGGGCGTTCTGCAGGGCGATGTTGGATCGCGTGTCCGCGCCCATCGTCTGCCCAAGGCCTGCCAGCGCACCGCCTGCCGAGAACTGCCGGGCAAGGGCTGCATCCCGCGCCTGAGCGTTGAATTGGCCCGCGTCGTTCTGAGCCCCGGCCCCGAACCGTGCGGCCGTGTTGCGAGCGTCGGCCCCGAACTGCGCGGCCTGGTTCGCAGCATCCGAGTTGGCAAGGCTGGTGCGGTTGAAGGCGTCCGATCCAAACCGCGAGGCTTGGTTCGCAGCGTCCGTGTTGGCCAGCGCCGCCCGGTTCGCCGCGTCGGTCCCGAACTGGAGGGCGTTGTTGCGGGCAGCGGTGCTGAACTGGTTGGAATTGTTGAGCGCATCCGATCCAAACCGAGCGGCCGCGTTTGCCGCTTCGGCGTCGGTCATCAGGAACTGGTTTTGAGCCGCGGCCCTGAGTGCCGCCGCCTGGTTCGCCGCGTCGGCGTTGGACATGCTCACGCGGGTCTGGGCATCGGCATTGAACCGCGAGGCGTCGTTGCGGAAGCCCGCATCCTGAGCTGACAGGCCCGCGCCGCGTGTGAAGCCCTGATCCCGCAGGCCTGCCGACAGGGAGCCGCGACCGCGAGCAAGTTCGCCTTCCGTCATCGACCGGCCAATGGCTGCACCCGAGCCGCCAAAGGCCCCGCTGCGGGCCTCGTCCAGCGCCTGGTTCGCCCGCGTCTGGCCTGCGCCGTAGTCGTAGTCCTGAAGCGCCGCATCGACCACCTGGCCGGTGTAGGGGCTCATGTAGTTGCCGAGCCCGTCCAGCAGGGACGAGGCATTGTAGGTCGAGGCGCTGGCCGAGGTCGGATCGTAGCCAACCGCGCTGCCGACCTTGCGGGCATCGTAGCCCTGCCCGGTGTATCCCTGCGCGTCGTAGCCCTGTGAGGTCGCGTTCTGGGCGTCATAGCCGCGTGAGGTAGCGTTCGTGGCGCCGTAGCCGGAGGCGTCGTAGCCCTGGGCGCCGTAGGTGTTCGGCCCCGCCTTGGCCACGCTGCCGAACAGGTCCGACGCCTGCCCATACAAGGGCGACAGGCTGAGATTGCCCGCGTCTTGGTAGGACTTGGTTTGCAGCGCAGAAGGCCCGGCCACAAAGTCCGTGGGATTGCGGCCCATCAGGCTCTGAAGGCTACCGCCCACACCCGCCAGCCCCTCCGTCACGAACGTGGGATTGGTCGGGGTCTGGGTCTGCGTCGATTGGCTGGTCGTCTTGGTCTTCTTGCTCATGTCAGCGCCTTCCAGAGTTCCCCATTTCGGGGCTCAAAACCGTGTGCGCGGAGGGACCGTTTCCAGCCCTTTCGCCCGTTGACCGTGGCCCAGTGAGCGCCCTGCGCCCGTCCCCAGGCCGACATTCCGGCAATCATCGCCAGCATCTCGGACCCATCCCCACCACCCAGCCAGACGTGCATCCGAGGCGGGTCGGTAATCAGTGTGGTGACGAACGCCGCCCGCTCACCCGGCCAGAGCGTCGCCCGCCCGGCCAGCAGCTCGGCAACCACTTCCGCCTCCGTCGTGTCCACCATTGCCGGCAGAAGCCAGCGGCGGACCCGCACCCATTGTTTGATCAACGCTGCCCCGCCGGGACCACATCAACGGTCGGGTTGCCAAGGCGGGCAAAGGTCGGGCTTGCCGAGCCGGAGAACCGCAGCTTGGCCAGGCGTCCCGAGGCGCGAACGTCGGACTTCTCCGTGCCCACGCTGATCGTCTGGCCAGAGGTCGTCGTCTCGGTGCCTTGGGGCAGAAACCGGGTGATGACCGAAACGGCAATGGCGCCCACTTGGTTCTTGAAGTCCGGCCAGATGGCGCGCACCTGCATCGTTAGGTTGGGGTCAAGGTAGTTGTCCGCCGTCTCAATGAACCAGGACAAGACCCCGCCGTTGGCCGTGCGACCCTTCTCATGCCAAAAGAGGCCCCCGAAAGGGTCCACCGCCATCGGATAGCTGTTCGGGCTTGGCGGGGTGTCCACATAGGCCGTTCGGGCCATGATGCCGCGATACCAGGCGTTGTCCGGGCTTTCGAGCAGAGCCGGAATGTAGGCCGCCAGATACCGCGAGTTCTCCACCCCGTCGCGGGCGTCGGGATAGTCGATGCGGATCTCGTCAAAGAACGCCGTCGAGCCCACCGTGATCTTGTCGGTCTGGGCCGGGGCCATGTTGTCGGCAAAGGCCGAGCGGATCGGGCAGGTGACGATCTGAGGCTGGCCACCCAGGGTGTAGGCATAGAACTGAAGGTTCGGACCCACCCAGAATGCCCGTTGCCCGACCACGGTAAAGGCGTTCGGCCCAATGATGCCGCACTCTTCACCCACCAGGTCAAAGCGCCAGGGCTGGACGAGGGAGCCGATGAAGGTGCCGACGTAGAGCCCGCCGGTTGTCCAGACGAGGAGGTTCTGCCCGATCACGGCGCCGCAGACGATGCGGCCCCCACCCGGCAGGCGATATTCCCGCGCCGTGGTCGAAGCCGCCGTGTTCCACTCGGTGTTGTTGCCGATGCTCGAATGACGGATCACCAGCGGGTCAAAAGTGTAGGGCGAGCTCTCTTGATTGCAGCCAAGGGCGAACACCTGCCGGGTTGGCGAGACAAGGGCGTAAGTCACCTGCACCGGGGCGTTGGTGACGACGACTGCCCGCGCCGCCGTGCTATTTGTCCAGGTGTAGATCCCGCCGTTGCGGGGGTTGGCGATCAGGTTCTGACCCCATGGCCCCATCGACCACGTGCGGGGGAAATAATCGACCGTGGACGGGCTTGAGTAGGTTCCGGTAGACCAAGTCCCCGTTCCGTAGCCAGCGCCGCCAGTGCCGTCCACATTGCCCGCAGGCAGGGCCATTTGAGGGGTGACAATGACGCCTGACCCGCCACCCACTGCGCCAAGGGTCGCGTTCGACGTGAAGGTGTAGGTGTAGGAGTTGGCGTCCACCACCGTGATGGCAAAGGTGCCGTTCGGTGTGATGCCGCCGACCGCGGTTGCGCCGGCGAAGATGACGCTTGTGCCGTTTGGGATGCCATGCGCCGTGTGCGCGACCGTCACCGTTGGCGAGCCGTTGAAGACCGTCAGCGGGTTGGAAGGCAGAAGCGTCGGAGGGCCATAGGGCGTGATGTCGTAGACCGCGCCGCCTTGGTAAAGCTGAAGCGCCAGGTGCGAGCCCGAGGCCACGTTCAGCACGGCCGCATTGTCCGTCCAGCCGAACAGCTTGCGGGTGATGCCCGTCAGGGGCGTGGTCGTGATGGCTTCCCAGCCGCCGATAACTTCCGCCCGGCCCCGCCAGAACCGCACGTTGGAACCATCGGCCCACCGGCCCGAGGCAGAAAAGGTCGTGTCGTCGTTGTTCAGCCCAGGGGGAAGCTCAAAGACGACGCGGGGCATGGATCAGCTCCAGTCGGAACGGAAGGGAGTGGCGGGGGGGTTGAATTGGCCAGGCCGCTTGCCCCGATCCCGCTCAATGGCTTTCTCGCAATGGAAAGGGTCAATCCAATGCAGCACCCGGCAGAGGACGCAGGCGAACGGCTTGCCCCGGCGAGCATCCTTCCCGACGCGGGAGGAGATCGTCTCGTCCTCGTTGCCGCCGAGGATGGTGTTTAGGAGTTGGTCGACCGCCACAAACAGCCGCCGGAAATAGGACAGGATCGGCTTGCCGGGCAGGGTGGCTTGATCTTGCGGCATCTCACTCACGGGGCCTTCCCCGCGAGGATTTGCGCCGCCCGGCCGACGCCGAGAAGCCCGCCCATTTCCATGAGGACCACGCCGCGCTGCATGTCGGCATCGGACAGCCGAACGGTTGTCGCGGCCTCAAGCATGGCCTGATAGTCGTCCAGCGTAGGATAGCCCGCCGCCGCCTGCCGGATGGCGATGCGCTCGGCCTGAGTGAACAACCGCAGGAAGTCCACCTTGTTGAGTTCATCCACCGGGGGAGGCGGGGAAGGTTCAGGCGTGAAGGGAAAGAACCCCTGCCCGTCGAAGCCGAGTTCCTCCGCCGCCACGCCGAGAGCGGCGGTCAGGTCGGCAAGGCTGGCGTCCGCAAGGCCCACCAGAGCGGCGGGAAGCGGGGCAGGGTCGCCCATGAGAGCGTCGGGGAGGGTCTTGCGTTGGTAGAGCATCAAGCCACCGTGAACGTGTCAGAGGGGGAAGTGAGCGTGTGGATGGTGTAGCCGCCCGAGAAGGTGATGGCGCCGCCGGTGCAGTTGGCCGTGCCGGTCAGGTAGCGCACGATCAGGACGCCGGAGCCGCCGTTGCCGCCGTTGGTCGCCGCGCCAGTGCCGCCGCCGCCACCACATCGGTTTGGCGCTCCATTGCTGCCCGCAGCAGCCGTTCCGCCGTTGCCGCCCGAAGTGCCAGAACCGCCCCCGATGCCTGCGGTTCCGGGCGCACTTGCGCCGCCACCGCCGCCGCCGCCGTATTCCAAAGATGTTCCGCTAATGCTTGAGGCGAGGCCGGTGCCGCCGTTGCCAGCGTTGCCAAAATTGAGGTTCTGACCGGTGCCACCATAACCAACTACTGCCGACCCGCCGCCGCCGCCTGCCGGACAGTTCCAATTGCCAGCGTCGTAGCCGCCACCGCCTCCGACATTGCCGCCAATTGTAGAAGTTCCGCCCGACGTGACATTGACGCTTGAGCCCGCGCCGCCGCCGCCATTTGCGCCGTTGCCGCCATTTCGTACCCCAGCGGTGATGTTGTTGCCGCCACGTCCGCCGCCGATGGCCGTTTCACCATTGAAGGTGCTGGATTGACCTTGCGTTGCCGGGGTTGTGTCGTCGTTGGAGCCGCCCTGCCCGCCGTTGCCAATCGTGACCGGGTAGGAACCCGCCGCGAGCAGGATGGACGACCGGCTGATGACTTGCCCGCCGCCACCGCCGCCGCCTGCGCCGAAATAGCCACCCGAGCCGCCGCCACCGCCACCGCCAAGGAGATAATCAACAGTTCGGCTTGCTCCGCCCTTCTTCCGCCCATCCATCCCCTGCGCCCGCACCTTGTTCCCGCCCATCGACAGGCTCTGAGAGCCCGCCGGGAGGGTCATGGATTGAGCGAGAAGGCCCGTAGGCCCGAGGGGATTGGCGGGCATCAGTAGCCGAAGCCTTCAGCGCGGAAGACAATGCCGGTGTTGCTCACGCCAATGCCGACGTAGAGCGTATCCGAAGGCCCCAGGATCAGCGGGGCGCTGTCCGAATAGCCCATGTCAATCGCCGTTTGACCCGCCGTCTGAACCACCGTGTACGCAGGCAATGTCACCGACCGGATGAGGCGCTTCGTGGTGCCGCCGTCGTTGGAGACGTAGAGCTGAAGTTCCGTCGCCGAGGGAGTAGCCCGAGCTAGAGCCGTCATCCGCGTGATCCGCGCCCCGTTGGCCGAGGTGCGGGCCAGTTGCGCCAGAACGGCCGAACCGCCGCCAGTGGCGCTTGAGGTGGCGCTGGAGCCATGCGTGAAGGTGTAGGTGTCCGCCGTCAGCACGGTGATGCTGTAGGCGCCCGAAGGCGTGATGCCGCCCACCGCCGCCGCCCCTGACACCGTGATCTGCATCCCGGTAAACAAGCCGTGGTCGGGGTGCGATACCGTGACCGTGGCCGACAGGTTCACCACGGTGAAGGGGTTGACGGGAAGCAAGTCCTGACGGGCGAGCAAGACCGTGTTGGTCGGGCTGTCCGTATAGGTCGAGTTCGCCGTAGTGGCGACCGCCACAGCCGTAAAAGGCCGCTGCGGGGTGATAATGGAGTTTGAGGCAATGGCCATGTGTCAGGATCCCTAGAGCGCAGCCGCGAAGGCGATGGCGAGTTTGGTGGCCGTCGCGGTCTTCGCGGCCTGGTCGGAGGCGTAGTCGGTGAGGTTGGAGGTCGCGAGGGCCGGAAGGTCAGCCACGGTGAGGGTTGGGATGCCCCAGGAGGCAACCGTGCCGTTGGTGATGAGCGACTTGCCAGCGTTGCCGCCTTGGCCGGGGAGCGAGCCGGCAGCCATGGTGAAGGCCACGCCGTCAACATAGCCCTTGGTCGCAGCATCCGTTGCCGCCGAGGGCGAGCCGAGGCCAGTTAGCGTCACGCCGCCAAAGGCCGTCGTGGTCGAGGTCCGGTAGAAGTTGATGCCGTCCGGCGAGTAGCAGAAGCCTACGTCACCCGCCGCAAATGTTGCCGTGGCCCCTGCCCCGGTCGTGACGATGACCGAGCCCGAAGCGGCATTGCGGACGAAGTAGAGCTTCTTGACGCCCGGCGCGGTGATGGTGCCGCCGGTCCCGCCAGTGATGTTGAGCGCCAGACACCGGGCCTGATCCGTCGCGCCGTTGACGCTGGTAAGGCTCAGGGTGCCCGACAGGGCCTGACTGACAGCCCCGGCAAGGGCATCCTCCAGAAGCTGGAAAACGCCTGTGTTGAGCGTTGTGCCCCAGATGTTGAGGTTGTCGCCGGGGGCCTGATAATTCAGCCGGAACGATGTGGAATAGGACGAAGCCATTACAGGGCGCTCCCGTCAGCCCGCAGCCAGGTGTAGACCCCGGCGACAGGTGTGCTGATGGCGATAGAGTTCTTGTCAGAGACGTGGATCATGCAGGCCCGCCAGCTATCGGCCGGCGGCAGGGAGGCGAACAGGACCGTGGCGAGCTGCACCGGCTGGGTCGGCGTCTGGATCTCGGCTGCCGCGTCCGACAAGTCCTGGAGGATGGCGGAAACCGGAAAGCCAAGGTCGGGGCTGATTGGGCGGACGGAAACCGGCATCAGAAGCCCCGGTTGATGTTGAAGCCGCCACGATTGCCCCGGAAGGTCAGAGCCCCCGGCTCAGTCGAAAGCGTCACCAGCGACTTTTCACGGCCTTCCTTCGCCTTGGCCTTCATGATGGCGTCCTGGTATTTCGCTTCCCACAGGCCCGCGCCTTCAACGTCCCGCAGGTAGGGCGCCGCCTCTTTCAAGGCTCCGTAGAGGTAGACGTTGGGGTAGTTGGTGAGGACGAGGTTGGTGGGGTTGGCGTCCGACAGGGTGACGCCGCCGATCATCCGCAGGGTCAGCGAATAGGCGCTTCCCGCCGGGCGCTCAAAGGCGATGTTCGACCCGTCAATGCTCCACAGCAAAGGGATGCCCGGGGTGGTGCTGGTCACCAGCAGCTCAGGGGCCATGAACCGCAGGGGATCGCCCCGGCCATAGGGCCAGTTGATCCAGAGGTTCTGAGGCTCCCGGAAGCCCGTCGGCAGGGCAATGAACCGCGAGTTTGTCACCGCGGTTAGGGCCTGATCGCTCTCCACCGTCCGCAAGTCGAAGTGACTGTTGATGTCGGCTTCGGCCAGGGCGATGAAGTCCGGGATCGTCGTCGTCAGGTCGGTACGGTTCAGGAAGTCCGCGACCGACGCCTTAAGCTCGGAGAAGGTCGTAAGGGCCACCGTTATTCCTCCGTCCAGACCAGAGCGACATCAAGGCCGCCGCCGGCAGGGAAGGTGGTTCCGTTCAGGCCCACGCCGATGAACTCAGTCACGCCGCGAAGGTTTGGGGCCTTGTCGTTCTGCCAGGTGTACTGAAACAGGAAGCGGTCAATGCCGCCGTTTGCCGCCGGGGCCAGGTTCAGGCGGCAACCGTCGAGCATCGTTCCGGTGCCAGCCGTAGCGCCTGCCGTGGCGTAGTGGACCAAGCTTGCCGTCGAAACCGGATCGTCCGTGTCCGCCGACACTCGGCTGATGGTGGTGGCAGTGCCGCCGACATAGGCCGCCGTCCGCTTGAAAATGTAGATCGGGACGTTGGTCGCCGCCGTAGCCGTGCCCGACACAATCACGCCCTTCAGGCGGATCAGCTTGGTGGCAGATCCACCGAGGGCGACCAGGTCATTGACCGCGCCCGTTGGGGCCAGGCCGAAGGCAAACGAGCGGTAGGTATTGCGCTCCGGCTCGTTATCCGCCGAAGGAACGGTGAAGTTGGACCCAGCGCCGCTGTTTACGGCAAGCTGGCGGGTTCCGTCACGCAGGATGGGGAAGGCGTTGGGCACGAGCGGCCTCCGTCATGAGATGGGGCGCGTCATCTCGACGGGCCAAATGGAAAGAGCGGCGGGAGCCGAAGCCCCCGCCGTCCGGTTACGGGTTGACCACGCCGGAGACCGTCTTTTCCGGTCGGAACCAGAACAGCGTGTAGGTCTCGGAAGCCGGGTCCACAGACGAGGCCGTGGCGTTGACGAAGGTCACGGCCAGCGTGTTCGCCGCCGACACGCGGGCGTTGACAATGCCAACGCCAGCCGTCGCCGTGGGCTTGCTGAGGACCACCACATCGCCGGTCTTCAAGCCGGAGACGGTGACGGTCTGTTCAGCGGAAGTGGCCGCAGCCACTGATGCCGGGTCGAAGGTGAAAGTGACCACCCCGAACCGGTCTTCATTGATCGTTGCACCCATCGGGCGTCTCCTTCAGTTGAGAAGGCTCAGGGGAGAGGCGCTAACCCCTCCCCCTTGCTCATCAGTTGTTGTGGAGGCGAACCGCCAGTTGCGGACGGATGGTTTTGTAGCCGTAGAGGACATCAAGACGGGTCGGGAACTTGTCGTTGTTGATGTCGTACTGGCGCACAATCCGCATGGAGATGCCGTCGAGAACCTGCCGCGAGGCAAAGTCCACACCCTTCGGCATGACCAGGTCGGCAGTGGCGAAGGCGAAGGCGTCCTTTTGGAACAGCAGCGACGTGCCAACGGCAGTCGAGGCGGTGCCGAGGAAGCTGATTGCCGCCGTTGCCGAGGTGGTCGGGATGATGCAGTTCTGGCGACCACCACCCAGGACGATGCTGGGGGAGATGGTCACAGAACCGGCACCGCCCGCGTAGGCCGCCGTCACCACGAACTGCTGAAGGATGCCCATGGAGACCTTGGACTCCGGGTGCACCTTGAACACGTTGCCGATGGTGAACACGTCACCCTTCACCAGAGCGCCAGAGCCGGAAGCCACGGTAACAGCGGCGTAAGCCGTGCCATCGGTGGCCAGAGTGCTGGTTTGGGTGCTGGTGGTATAGGCGGTGTTGCCGGCGCCACGGGTGAAAGTCGGGATCAGCGTGTTTTCGCTGAAGTCGTAGCCCGCCGTCCGACCCATGAAGCCTTCGCGGTATTGCTTGCTCAGGCTGGTCTGGTCGTTGAACAGGCCCTTGAGCGCGTCCACGAGGTCCACATTGTCCTGCGTGTTAAGCAGGGCATTGCGGTCGTTCATGGGGGCGAGGGCGTCCTGCATGATCTTGCGACCGGCAAGAACCCGCTGGAAGGTGGCCGCAGCGCCGCCGTTCCACACCGACTGATAGACGTCAGTGGCCATCGAGAGGGCGTCAGCTTCAATACCCGCCGCGAGAACCGACATGGCCGGCTCCAGGATGCGGGCGCTGAAGTCCTGCAGGGACAGGGTGAGGTCCGTCGAGGTGAAGTTCAGGTCAACACCCTTCTGGGTGGCGACCGCCAGATCCACGCTCTGTTCTGAGGTGTCCTGAGCCGACAGGGTGGCGCCAGACCGAAGCGTGTACTGGTTCGGCAGGCGGATCTTCAGGGTAGAGCCGATCTTGGCGCCATCCTGGGCGAAGCTGTCATCGTAGGTGCGGTTGACGTTGCCGACGAAGTTCAGCTTCTGGTGGAGAACGGCCAGCGCTTCACGCGTGACCATTGTCGGAGTGAGGATCGTATTAGCCACGATCAGGTTCCTTCTTGGGAAGGCGCGTCATCTCGACGGGCCGTGATGTTGTTGGGGGTCAGCGCCCGGCGGCTCTCGCTCGCTCGGCGTTGCGACGGCGCATCCACTCGTCGATCGGTAGCTGGTCGTTCAGGCCGGGCTGGTACCCGCCCGCCCGCTGGCCAACGGCCTTGGCGGGGGTGACTGCTGCGACCTTCTCGGCGTTCTGCGCCTTGGTCTGGCTGGCCTTCAGTTTCGCCAGTTCCGTCTCGGCCTTGTGCAAACGTGCCAGGACCTTGAAGGTCCGGGTGTCTGGGGTGCCGTCCGGGTTGACGACGCTGTCCCGAAGCTCTTGCGGGGTGATGCCGAAGGTCTCGGCAGCGTATCCGGCAAGGTCCTGAACGAGCTGAGGGGACCAGCCCTCGATCTCTCGCGACAGAGCCTGATCGGCCTGGGCAATCGCGTTGGCGCTGCTGCGCTCGCTGATCTGCCGGGTTTCGGTCTCGGTCTTCGCGATGGCGCCTTCAAGTTCGGCTTTCGCGTCCCTGTACTGCTGCCAGGAGGCCATAGCCGCGGCTGTGGCGTCCGCACCGTACTGAGCCGAATAGTTGGACCAGTCGGTGCCGGAGAACTGCTGAAGCTGCTGCTCCACCGTTCTCAGGTTCACCCGGTGTTCGAGGGTTGCCTGCTCCAGCTCGGCCCGTTGGTTCAGCGCTTGGACGTGCTGCTCAACGTTCCGCCTTTGCTCGGCAAGCTCCTGCGTCTTTCGGGTGTAGTCAGCCTGCATGAGCAAGCCGGGTCGCAGCGCCTTGGGGATCCGGTACTTGGTACCGTCCCAATCCACTTCCTCGGTATCGTCCTCCGGTTGGCCCTCGTCTTCCGGGGCTCCATCGGTTTCCGCCTCTGAGGTGTCGCCGCTGTAGGACGTCGCCTCGACTTCCGGAGCGTCGAGGACAGCATCGTCCTCAACGTCGACCGGATTGGTCGCGTCGTTTTCCATTTTGAGTAGGTTCCATCTAAGGGAAGGCGCGTCTCACGACGGGCCGGGGGTCTGTCAGCCGTCCGTGTAGAGGCCGGCGGGCAGTCTGGTTTCGCGGGTCGTCGCGCTGATCCTCTTGGTCTCAGCCTCAAACGCCGCGATATCGAGTTTCCGGGCTTCAAGGCTCTTGTCAGCCTCAAGCGCCTGATATTTCTGTTGCATCTGTTGCAGGGCGCCCTGGTACTGCTGCACCGCCTGCATGGCCTGCGGATCGGGGCCGGGCTGGCCCTGCTCCCCGGTCGCCTGGCCCATTGCCTTCGCCAGCCGCTCGGCAATCTCGTCGGCACCCGGCCAGTCCAGGTTCTTGACGAGCAAGTCACCAATGACCGGGGCTGCATCCGGATAGGCGCGGATGAGTTCAATCATCTGCGATGCCGCTTCTTGACGCAGCGAGGCGTAGGACGGGCCAGCCGAGACGGTGAGGTCGTAGCGGCCCACCGTGAGGTCGTAGATCTTGGTGACTTCCTCAATCTCGCCGGTCTGCGGGTTCTCTTGCTGCTCCCGCACCGGCTGGTTGACCGACTTCATGTCGGGCTCGCCGTCGAGGCCCACAATCCGCACCACTTGCGGCACCGAATAGACCTGGGGGATCAGGTCGATCATGATCCGGCCCGCATGACGGATGGCGCGGGACAGGTTGTCCACAAAGTGGAAGGTGGCGTTATCGCCTTCCATCTGCCGGGCGATGATGGCCTTGCCGGAGGTCTCATTCGACCGCGCACCGAGGCTGGCGTCGTAGATGCCCATCACGGTCTTGATGTCGTCGGAGGCGTTCAGCGCCTCTTGCAGGGCACCTGAAGGCACACCTGAGAACGGTTGCCGCTGAGGGGCTTCCGGGCCGTCGTACTCAAGGTAGGCATGGGCCTGCGTGTTGGCCGTCGCCCACTTCTGAAAGTCGGTCTCAAACGCACCCTTGCGACCGATGAACGGGGCCTTTGGAGCCAGCGCCACCAGTTCGGTTGAGGTGGTCCGCCAGTAGTTGAACATCCGTTGGGCGTCTTTGGCACCGCGGATCAGGCTGCGGAAGTGACGCTTGCCCTTGAAGTTGACCTCAGCGCCGTAGACCGGGACGATGGGGATATACTTCCCCGCCCATTCGACGGTGTCGAGCACCTCAGCGCCGCTCATGATGCGCTGGCGCACCTTGTGGCTGTCCACGTCGCGCTGTCCCTTGACCTCCAAGCCGAGGGCGTCGAACGTTTCG